TGATTTCTTTCCATTTGCGCTCGAAGGCCTCGCGAATGCGCTCTTCTGGTCCGCCAGGGATCGAGATCTTCCGCTTCTGGCTCATCGCCAGCTTGATGGGCTGATCTACGATCTTGCCGCCCAGTGGGTGGCTCACGTAGATTGTCTTACAGAGCTGATAGCTCGGCTCCGAACCCGGCAAGATGTCGTCCGCCATAAGCAGATCGGACAGGCTCGAAGAAAGTCGCGAGCCGGTGATTTCGATTTCTGCCATGGAAGATAATTGTCAAAGGCCGTCGCTATCTCCGAGGCCAATTGCTATGCCGTAGACGCCTGTGTCGTACAGGTCATCTGCTTGGTTGGGGATGCCGAGCCGATATCCGAAGAATTGGCTCAGGAAATGGTTTTGCGAGCGGCCTTTGTATTCAACGATCTTGTTGTAGGCGTGCTCGCTGATTTTCACTTCGCCACGATAGACAAAGTCGGAGACGCCAGTGCCTCGCGCGTCCTTGCTCATCGACGTCAATTTGCTGTCGATTGCTTGAGCCGGCCAACCACTGCGCATTGCGCGCTGAAGCAGGGTGATACCGCTGCCTTTGTCCTCAACGAAGCTACCGGCGCTGCCCATGCGCGCGCCGCAAAGCCGAGCCAGTTCCTCAACGCGATTCATGACGTTCGGGAACCATTCGGCGATCAGATCAGATTCGATCTGCGTGATATCCCAATCGAGAATGATCAGTTTGTGCCCGATATGGCGGTTGCGTGCGAAATAGGTAACTCCCGTGCCATCGTTCTTATCTCCTGCCTTGAGGGCAGAGTCCATGACGGCAAAGACGTAATCGCAGCGCTGCGGCCACGGGATCGGTGCCCCGTCGACCAGCATGTTTTCGACCTTGAACAGCGTTCCTTCAAGCGGTCGTGGTAACTGCTGATAGAGCGATGCCCATGTGCGGACATTACTCTCGAATTGCGCCCAGTGCTTTTCGCTGAACCATTGCGGCCAGAGATATTCACCAATCTTCCGGCCAAGCGGATCATTTTGGACTTCACATCGGGCCTGCAGGCAAACGACTTCCCAAACATTCCCGTCGCGACAAAGAATCGGGCCTGATTCTCCCTTCCAATCTTCCGGAAGGATGCGGCCGGCTAGATCGTCTTCATGCCAGCGCGTCTGGATAATGACGACCCAGCCGCCAGGAATCAGACGGGTCTTCAGGTCGTCGTTATACGCATCCCAAGTCTTGTCTCGGATCGTCGGCGAATCGGCTTGCTCGCGACCTTTCACCGGGTCATCGATGATGATGCCGTTGGCACGATTGCCTGTGACACCGCCGAGAATCCCGGTTGCAATGTATTCGCTACCATTCGTCAGCGAGAACTCCTGCGCCGCCGATGATTCGGTCGTCAGTTCGCAGCCGAAAATTCCCTTAAACCGCTGCTGCTTGATGATCGACCGTGTGCGGCGACCCATCTTGCGCGCCAAGTCATCGCCGTAACTAGCCAGAATGACCTTGCGATTCTTCTCCGCGCCGAGATATCGGGACGGGAACACGACCGAGGCATATGTGCTTTTAGCCGAGCCAGGCGGCATGAAGAACATGGCCCGCCCGTGTGGCGTTTTACTGATCCGCTCCATCGTCTCAAGAATGAGGCGATGATGCTGCGCCATCGTCGTTTCGATCGGCTCGAAGAACTCCGCATCCGGATCTTCACCGGCAGGCTTGCCCGGTATTTCGATGGCTTGGGCATAAGAGAGGACATCCTCTCTAGCTCTGCGGCGAATCCACAGTTCTTGCGCCGCTTGCTCCAATGTAGGCGGCGAGTTCGTCATCCGTCATTTCCTGGGCGCTCTTGGCTGGAATCAGTGGGGTGCCATCCTTGCCGGTCATCTCTCGACGGTTGGTAAATGAGCCGCCCGATTCCTTGGCTGCCTGTTCGATGAGTTGCGCCGCCAGAGCAACGTTCCCCTGGTTCTGTACGCGCTCATACATCCGGTTCAGCGCGCGAAGGCGGAATGCCTGGCTGGCAATGGGGATAGTCGAAACGTCTTCGAGAAACTTTTTGCGCGTCTCGGCAAACACCGTGCGCCATTTCTCGCTCAAATCCCGCCCGACGACGCGTTCAGGGTTGTACAAAGAAACTTGCTGCTTCGTGACTTCAATCCCGAACTCGTCCTTTACTTGGCGAGCAACATCGGTCGGAGAGTCAAAGCAGGCAAGGGCGCGCACGATGAACGCCTTAACGTCATCTTTTAGCGCTGCCATAATGTGAAATTCGGTAAAGGTATCGTAAAGGTCTTATGCAGCTTCGCCGCTGCCACGATACATATGGAACTCTTCGAGTCGGCCATTCACCAATTGCACGAACTTGTGCGAACCGTAGACCTGATCCAACTCAGATTTCGTGAGTGCAATGGTCGAATACCAGCTCTCGGTTTCATGGTCGTACGAAGCAGGATGGAAGGCGCGCATTTGCGGAATCTCGAACACGAAACCATGGAGGTTTTCGTTGTTTTCCGGGCCGCGTACCCTGAATACATAGCATTGATGTTCGGACGTCATGCCGAAATTTACTGGCTCACCCCAATCCTGTGTATCCATGCTGATCCCCTGTGATCAGTTAAGCTGCTCGCAACAGGCACGTCCCGCAAGCATGTGCGATGTCAATCTGGCCGATCTCGGGAACGCGCCTTGACGCCTCGATAAGCTTGGCCGTTTCGCCCGCACCGATACCGTACCTGCGGACGATGCCGACGAACTCTTCCACGTCGTGCGATCGAATGCCGAGCTTCGGCAATCCGTCTTTGGTGAATGCTGGCGCGCCAAACTCGTCGGCCTTCTGCGCTATGTGATATAGCTCGTGCTCAATGAGCGCGCACCATTCGATGTCTGAGCACTCGGCCGCATACATCGCGTCAAGCGTGATGAGATATGTTGGGACCCGCCCGAACCATTCTTCCATCTGCTGCTCTTGCCGGCCTTTCTGCCAAGCGCTGGCCCGAAACGTCATTTCCTCGCACTGGCCGACGATGCGGCGCATCTGCTTGCTGTTTTCCTGCGCCGCCCACAGAAACTCGACATCGGCGTCTTTGAGATGGAAGTGATCGGCGTTATAGAGAGGCGAATGCTCGCTCAACAAGGTCTGATGCACCCATTCCGCGACGCCATCGGCAGGTACAAATCGACGAAACCAGTTCTCTGCGGCAAACAGCGATTCAGGCGGGCGGGGGCGCTGCGCGAAAGGTTCTTTCTCAGAATCTGCTTTCTTGCGTGCCATGCTGCGCCTTTCCTTGTGCCGCAAGTGATTCGAGCGCATCAATCACCTTATCAACACCAACGTATTGGACCGCCTTGAACATTGATCGCTGAACGATCAGCATTTTGTCCGTGGTCTTCTTCCATGCTGAGGGGCCTTCTGTGTTCAGACCGGAGGCATCCGCGTCATATTGCGCAATGACATCGATCTCAAGCGCGTCGAGTTGTTCGCGCGAAAGCGCGCTAGCAATGACTTCGAACACGAAATTTTCGGGCCCGTACTCTCGGATCGCAACCTGAAATCCGCGCATGCTCCCTTGACGCGCATCTGCCAAGTGCGACTGCCAACGATGCAGCGGATTTACTTGTGTGGTCTTCCCGATGTACACCCGGCCAGTTGGGACGCAGGTGACGCGATAGATGACACCGACACTCTTTCGCATAGAGCGCAATTCGCGCCCATTACGATCGTATTGACGTTCAATTTTCATCCGAGCATCTCCTTAGCAAGAAGGAGAACCCGGATGTACTCGACCGCCCACTGCGGAAGCGGAGAATGACCTTGCATCCACCGACTAACCGTTGTGGCATCAACACCAGTGCGCCGCGCAAACTCAGCTTGACTCATGCCGAGTCGCGAAAGAGCGTCTTTGAATTTTTCAGGTTTCATGATGACATATTAGCACGGCGCAGATACTTAGCGCTGTCAACGTCAACATTTTGCCGATTTCAATTCACACGCCAAACCGGGATGGCGCCACCCGCAGTGTTCTGCCCATTCGGGTAAGCCGCGGCGTGTGCTGGCAGGTTGGTAGCGTCCCACACGGGAATTGCACCACCATTCATGCCTTGGTCGTTCGGAAATGGTCCATTGCCTGTCGGCGCACTCACGACACGCACAGGTATTGCTCCTGCGGCTTTCGACTGATCGCTTGGCCATGGGCCAGAGCCCGGCTGCGCGACGAATACGACCGGAATTGCGCCGGCTGCCTTGCTTTGCGTATTCGGCCAAGGACCCGATCCAGGCTGAGACACGATATACACTGGAATCGCGCCTGCAGCGTTGTTCTGATTACTGGAATAGGTCATAGCTTACGAATAAGTGCCGGTCACCCGGCTTGCAGCGTTGCGCTGCGTGCGCCCCGTGACGCCTGAGCAGGCGGGGCGGCGAAGTCGTTTAATGATGCGGTAGGGCAGTAAGGAGTGATTTCACGTACTGCGTCCGAACCGTGATCTCGTCGCCGTCTTGCTTGATCGTGATGAATTCCGGCTTGCCGGTTGCCATCCACGATTGAAGCTGGCGTTCGGCCTCGGGATCTGAGAGCATGGCGCGGAGGCGGTCGGAGAAGGCGATTTTCATGCCGCTTCCTCGAACATTTCCGGCACCACGAAGTTACGCGCGACCTGTCCGAACTTCTCGTGATAGGTAATCAGTTGCGCTGCCCGATTGGCGATATAGCCGCCGCGGGAAGCGTGGGCGTCACGAGCCGCAAGCGTCGGATGCTGAACAACAGTCACGCCGTTGTATTCCTTCTCGTCGACGTGATGACGGTGGCCGCAGTGCACTTGGCGCTTCGTTGTGTCGCCCCACATCTTCGGGAACTGCGCCGCGAACAGAAGCGGCAACTGTTCATTCGAGACCTTGTGACCATGGTGAAAGCCAAGCATCACGTCACCGAACTGGTAAGCGTAGAAGGGCAGCTCCGAATCGTTGACGGTCAGGCGAGATTCATTCTCATAGAGCGCGGCGAACATATGCCGAAGCCATACCGAGCTTGCCTCGTCGTGGTTCCCCTCGCAAATTACGAGGTGCACGTGTTGATGCTTGCTCAGCGCATAGTTCACGAGGTGGCGGATCACGCGGATCGCCGCGGCCACGATCTTCGAGAACCGGCCATCAGTATCCAAGACGTTCTTGTGCGCTGGTGTCAGCGGAAGCAGGCCATCCGTATGAAGGAAGTCGCCTTGGATCGTCAGGACGCAGTTTTTCGCGTTCGGCGCCGCTTGCACCAAGTGCATGAAGCTTGCGATCAACAGGTTCTCGGCGATCTTGAGGTTCCAGTCTGCTCCGCCTTCCTTGTGCCAGGCGAGTTGGCCCACATGATAGTCGGTGAAAACGATCAGATTGCAAAGTGCTTCATCAACCTTCGCAGGAGAGGCGACAGGACGAACGCGCGGCAGCGTTTCCGCCATTGCCGCAGCAGCCTCGCGCATAATTTGCGCTTGACGATCCCGGTCAAGAAAGCTTTTGACCCACTGTCCCTTGGGATTGCCGTCCTTATCGAAATATGTGCTGACGCCTTTGACCCCGAATCCATCGGGGACCATGTGCGTCATATGGTGTTCCGGCGACCATCCTTGCTTTGCGGCGGACGCTTCCAGGCGATCGACCATGCGCGTCAAGGCGCTATGGTGAACGTTCAGTTCGCGCGCTGCCTTCGTCGGGCCGCTATACTCGTCAATCGCATCCAGCCATTTCAATTCGGCTTCAGATGCGAATTCTCGCAACTTCGGATCGTAGGTGCGTGCCATGCGTTTCCTTGGTTACGAGTTAAGTTTCGCGGCCCACTCTCCGCAGAATTCTTCGAGCCCGATCAGCGGGAAAGCGCTGAAATGTCCGCCGTCCTGCATGTCGAGTACGATCTTAGGCGGATAGCGGCGGCATTCTTGGTAATCGTGCTTGGCGAAGCGATGCCGACAGGATTCGCATGTCTGCACGCGGTCCTCAACGATTGGGATCGTCTTTGCCTTGCGCGTTGCCATGGAAATTCCTGCGAGATTGATCTAGCCGGTGTTGGTTATGCGTCCGTCATCGACGCTTGGCAGAATCCGGCAACTGCCCTAACCGCATTAAAACCGATGGATAGGAGGCGCGCAGTTATCCGGTAACCGGGCCATCGTCATCATGGATGACAATCTGATATCCCAACCCTTCGAGCGCAGTCCATGCGTTTGTATGGCCATCCATAACGAGCGGGGTGGCGAGGCTGCCATAACAGAAGCCATCACCACCCTGAAGTTTTTCGCTCGCGTGGATCACTGTTCTGCCATAAGGAAATTCTTCGCTTTGCTTAAAGGCGCAAACAGCCGCATGCGAGAAACGCAAGAAAGTGGCTCTATCACCGAGCAGACGATCTCCGCTCGGATAGAACAGCATGGGCGGCTCGCACTTGAAAACTACCGTTGTGCTTGATTCTCCATACACTGTATGGCTTCGAATTTCGGTTGCGATCATGAGCCGCCTTTCCTGTTCCCGACGCTTCAAGCGCGGCCGGAGTTGCGCATAAAAATGGGGAAGGTTACTTTCTCGCGACCGCGTGACCCGCAGGTGGCTATCGCCAGGCGCGTCGCTTATTTCGCCTTCATATATGGCGGATCGCGCTGCTATTCCGATCCCACTGGGGTTTTTGCCCCATGCTCTCTCAGTCTCTGAGCTACGCCATATATAAAGCGCCTCGTCCCCATACAGATACGAGAGAGGCGATTTACTGCGATTTTCGGGATTCTGTTCCCGATTGGATACGGGCTTTGCACCCATTTGCCGGCTTGCGTACCGGAGCTTTCCTCTGGCGGAAGATGTGCGGATCGAACGCACGCGGCGCGCGAGCACCGGCTACGGCTTAGCAAGCCGACCCATTGCCACTCTGGCAATCTTCCATGTTGTGGCGGAAGCGGGGTAGAGTCGAACTCCCAAGGCCTTGCGGCTCGCACGGTTTTCAGGACCGGTCCCGTCGCCTATCGGGTTGCGCTTCCATGCTTTGGCTGTCCCGCTAGGATTCGAACCTAGGACGCCTGCGCCTTCAACGCAGCGCTCTACCAATTGAGCCACAGGACAATGTTTGGTGCTTCCGGCACGGACTCGAACCCACAACCCGCTCCTTACAAAGGAGCCGCTCTACCTATTGAGCTACGGAAGCGAAACGGTGCGCGTGACGGGTTCGCGCGTCCGCCAGATATTGCGGCCGGTTTCTTCCTGCGATCTCGGAACTATCCGATTTGGCAGGGCACTTCGTTCATTGTGGCGGGGATGTCAGAACTATTCCGACCAAGCCTCCGCCGCGCTATCGAGCCAGCGCGACCAGAGCCACGCGGCCCGAGCGGCTTCGTTCAGCCAATATGCGACGATGTAATTCGGCATATTTCCACCAAAATATTAGCGTTTTCTCGCCTGATTTAGCAGAATTCTGCCGATGTACACTTTTTGGCGATGTTCATTTTTCGTGAACGCTCAATGCCGAGCATACATTGCATGCGCCGCAGCATTCGGAGACATGCCCCAGCTATACAGCGTCATCATGCGATCTGCTTCGGCGTCGTCCATCTCGTGCGGCAGTTCCAGCAAGCCCGCATCCTCAGAGATTGCAGCGCACGTTGCAGCCCATTCCGCCAGCTCATTTGCGTCGATCATGGCGCAGCAATCCTTTTGCAATCACGCAGCAGCAAAATACAACCAGCATCGCGATCCCGATCAATACCTTGCTGGATGGATGCATGATGCCTCCGCTAATCTTGCTCAGGCTTGTCGAATAACGCTTCTGCGGCCTTCCGGGCGTCGCTCCAAGTCTCCGCCTCATTGCGGTCCATTCGGACGCGCTTGGCGGCTTCTCGGCGCTCTCGCGATTGCTTCGCCTCAAGGATCGCGAGGGGATCGCGATACATGTGGGACGGAAGGGCGGTCGAGCGCATGGCGAGCGGAAATGAAAAAGCCCCGCATGTGGCAGGGCTTGTTTTGTCTGGGCGACGAATTCCAGACTTTCAGAAATCATAGCAAATTCTCGGAAACTGTTTGAACTAAAGTATCCGGTTTTTAGCGGACGGTCAGGTGCGCTCAAAAAGATCACCGATTGCCTTGCGAGCGCGGCGCGTAGCGGCGGAGTTGGCGCGGTGGTGTTCGGCATCGTAGGCTAGATGGCAGCGCTGACACCAAGCCCGCAGGTTGTCATCTGAAACGTGCTCCGGCACGTGGTCGAGGTGAGCGATCGTAAGCACGATCTTCGTCCACCGGTCGTTACTGCTGTATTCGGACGCCTTGCAGAACCCAAGCACTCGGCCATTTTCCGCGTCGTACACCTCGCCTTCACCGGAAAACCGTTGGAAGGTTCCAGCATCTTTTTCGATTCCACGCGTGATCGTGTCGCCATTCGCAACATGGCATTGCTCGCAGCGATTGTTGGCCCGCGCTAGGATGCGCGCGCGGATCTCAGGCCAGTTGTCCGGATAGCGGTTGCGATTTTCAGGCTTGATTGGCATTCCGATACCTCACTGACAAAGCATCCGTTGATACGCGCGATACGTGTCCTTACGAAACTTCTTCACCATGTCGTAGAACTGCGACTTCTCCAGTTCGAGTGCATCCATGATCAGCTTGGCCGGACGTACTTGATGGAAGTAAAGCAGATAGAACGCCTGTTTCGGCTTACCTTCCGGCATGGCCAAGAGCGCAAGGTTGAAATAAGACGCTGCGGCGCTCAGTTCGGCATCAGGGCCATCTGCGCCATAATCTTTGCCGGGCGGCTCACCGATCCTTGCCAAAATGCTTTTCGGAACAGGCGGCGCAAACAGCTTGCGCGATCGATGCCAACCGACCCACTTGTAGACGAGTTCCTTGATGTGCTCATCTTCCGATTGAGCGATCCGCTTACCGTCGTTCACAACGTTCATGATTGCCCCGCAGAATAGCGTGAGCCCCGATAAACTAGCGATCTCCTGTCGCTTAGCACTCCATATTTTACTACTAAAACAAAGGGTTGCGATAGTTAGTCGCTAGGTTTGTGAGCAACGACAATTGCTGAATTCACCGTGTCATATGCCGACTGATATAGCGGGTTGTTTTGTGAGGCATGGGCAAGCGCAAGGATTGCCTCGGTGCATGCTCCAAGCAACGTGCTTCTTACGCCGCGAAGCTTCTCGGCTTCCGCCTTCTCCGCCCGAAACATCTCCCCATTGGCGTGAGCAAGTAGCTTGGCGGCTTGGAGATCTTCTCGCAGCCTCCGCACCTCTGCGGCCAGTTCGAGGATTGCGGCGGGGGAAGTTCCCTCAATCCATTCCTTTGCGCCAGGGCCAAAATCAATCTCCAGGAAACCAGATTGGTTATGGGTCGGCCCAAGCACGAATTTTTTGCCATTGGATGATTCGTCGATTGCCAACATGGCATTCGATCCAAATCTATGAACCTCTTTCCATGTCCCAGCAGGGGCCGCCTTAGCCAGCCTTTCCAGTTCTTCGATGTCGATCATTTGATCTCCAGTGACGGTGTGATAGCAAAATCCACTGCCTCATTGAATTCGGCGCGGTTCGGCGGAACTCCACAGACATTCAGTGAAATACTTGATTCTTTCATCGGGATATCTCCATGATGCAGCGCGTCGAACAATCCTCGATATCGTTCTGCATCGCGCTTCCATCCCTCAACCTCCGCATCCGACCACGCCGGAAACGCGCCCGTCTCTTGCGGATCGATCGGCAGCAGATCATCCGTCCTCTGCCGTGCCTCGATCTCGCCATTTGCGCCATCCGAGAACGCATCGAGAAATCGCACGGGCGCATTCACGGTTCCGGCGAGTTGATAGGCCGCAGCACACAGCGCTTGGTAGCGCTCACGCTCGGCACGAAGCAGGGCGAGCCGTCCCGAGAGCTGGCGGATTGTGTTGGCTAGGGCGCTCACTCCTTCGTCTCCGTCACGAGTCTGAACAAAGCTACTTTCTTTGTGATATCGACAAAGTACTCACGCTGCACGATTTTCTGAGTATCGCCGCCATCGTATGCATCTGCCCAATATCTCAACACCTCATCTAAATGGATTTTGATCCAAATCTCTTTGGATTCCATTAATTTTCCTCCGGGAACACAGCCTTGAATCCCTGCGTAACTGCCCATGCTTGAGCAGTAGCCGCAGAACCGAATAGCTTCAGCTCGCCATCCTCCAGCATGCAGAAGAACCAGCGACGGCGACCGAAGCGGCGGAATTCGATGGTGTTGGTCATACCGTCTCCGCTTTCTTAATCTCTTTCGCGATATGCTTCACCAAATCGTCGTACGCCTCCGTTTTCAGAACGACATCGCAATTACCCATCCATCTGTCAACCATCTCTTTGGCTCGCTTCTTCGGTTTTGCCGGTTTCTCGTCTTTCGCGAACCATTCCGGTCGCATGTCGCATGCATAATGACCCATCAAGCTTCCTCCAATTCAGTTTGCTCCAATCCCATCTCTTGACGCGTCTGCGCCAACAATTCCGCCTCAGTCCCGTACCGGCGCTCGAATTCCGCAGGACCTGCGTGAAACGCCACACCCCAGCCGCCGAGGCGGTGATGCATTGGGCAGAGCGCAATCACATCCATATGGCTTGATCGCTGGCCTCCGCCAGCCAGGAACCGCGGATGATGCAGTTCGGCTGGTGATTCGCCCAATCCCTCATTGCGGCACACGATGCAAAAACTCCCTGCGACGATTCCCATATGCTCGCGCTCAGCCTTCGTCTTCGACTTCACCCGCGCCTTAATCGCCGTCTTGCGCGCGGGCTTGGTGCCTTCGGGAAGAGGTGAGCTTTTGCGGGACCAACTACCGCGCTTGAGCGGGGTCTTGCGGATCAGCGAAGATCGCTTCATTCATCTCTCCATGCGTAAGCCCACGAAACGAGCAACGTGATGGGGCAAATCCACTGTATTGCCTCTGGACTAACGTGCGGTGCTGCGACAATTACTGCGCATAGGGATAAAAACTGACTCTTTTTCATTTCGCCATCCACCCCAGAAAGAAGCCGACCATCGGAGCCGCCCAAAGCGCGAGTAACTTCCAGCCGCGCGAATGGTGTTGAAGCCAGCTAGGCCAAAGCAGGCCGATGCTGATGAATGAGAGTATGCAGATGCCGTCATGCATTATTCCATCCCCTTATTGCTTCAGCGATCGCGTTTGAGATGACAAGTATTGCGGCCATAATCCAATATTCCTTGCTTCCCAACGGGATGCCATGGAAATCCATATAAATCGCAATAGTCGTGAATTGCATGAACGAAGCGATAAATCCCCTCACTTCCATCCCCTCTGTTGACAGTACTCTTGCCATGGGCCGCGAATGATGCGGTGGAACGCTTCTGCTGCGGCTTCGTTATGGTCAAGTTCAGCACGGCTTCTGATTTCGCATTGACACCGCACCCAGATAGCACATTGATCGGGATGAGAAATCTTGTCTCCGTATGTATCGCTTACAAATTCCCAAAATCTTTCGTCCGCGCACAAGCGACCAGCCAGCACGGCAAGTGCGCCACCCTTGGCCGCGTTATTTCCCGTGGCCGTGGTATCACGCTGCACCGGCTGTTCGTCGTCTCCGATTTCGACGAGCACTGCCGCGACGCGATGCCCTGCGATCTTTCCGCTCTTACACTTGAGATGGCGAAATGCCTCCAGATCCTCCGGCGTGATCCAGAACTTGACCCATGCGCCATTCGCCGACGATTCGCCCCAATTCATGAGCTGCATCTCGCCGTTAAAGATGGTTGGAACGTTGCTCATTGCGCCTCCCCAGAATAGCCATCTTCGCCCCATCTCCATATCTGGTAGACAAATTTTGGCGATATCCCAGAGACGGTTGGAGCTTCGCCTCGATAACCGATCTGCCAAGAGCCGTTGACGAATCGAATGTGCGGTTTTGCGACAATCCCGAAACGAGCCTGCTGCAAACGCCATTCAACTGGATTCCCTGTACGGCAATTGCAATGCTCTGGGCCGCAGTAGACCAAGCAACGTTTGTCCTCGATGTAGCGTGGAAAATGACAAAGGCTCATACCTTGCGCCCCACACACTCGGCCAGCGCGAGTTCTTCGAGCTTCTCGACGAGCGTTGCAAGCTCGCTAACGAGCGCTACGGCGTTTGGATTGTTCGCAAAACCCTTCGCACTCGATTCATTGATCTGGTGCGTCAGATTGCTGATGGCGACTACGTAGTCGGCGGTGTTCATTTGCTTCGCCTCTCCCTCAAGTTGGCAAACAATCTCCTAATTCCGTAAGATTTCAGGAAGGAGACTGCAGTAAAAATCCCCGTCAAGATCACGTTGTCGATCAGACTTACCCTCATTCCGTAGTGGGGCAGGACGATATAGTTCGTGATCATGCTCAGAACGCAGCCAGCTATCGCGCTCGTGCCTGCTTCGATCATCGAGACTCGACGGGATTGCATTGCTATGCGGCTCCTGCGTTGCTGTCTGCGATCAGGCGTGCGTCGTCTTCGCGGGATGCGTGTTCGGCGAGACCATCAGCGAGCGTGTAATGTCGCGGGTTGCGGTCGGCATTGCGTTCCAGGATCTTCGCTGCAAGCACGTTCAATTCCGGATAGAACGCAGCAGAGCAGGGTGGGCGATCATCGATCAACATTCCTTGCATCATCGCGTCGCGCCATACGACGAGTGAAGCGATGGCCTTCGTGAGATGGCACAAGCCCGAGTCAGGATCGATATCGCTGCCTTCCCAGAAATCGAACACATGGCGGAGTGTTGCGTCGTAGTAGACCGAGCTGCGGATCTTGCTTGCTCGGAAGTTGTGCCGGCCATACTTGCTCGCGCCTTCCAGCATCGCGACGCCGACCTCTGCAATAACACCAGAGGGAACGGTGCTCATTGGGGCTTTGCGGCTGCCAATGGTGTCTTTCGGATTTTCGGCGCTCATGCGGCCACCTCGTCGACGATATCGGCGGCCATCACCACCTTCATGCCCAAGCGACGAGCGACGATGTGCTCGACTTGCGCACCCGCTGACGCTTCCCAGCCAGGCAGGAAAGCGATCGTATCGGCAGGGCGCATGCGAACGATGTCAGCCGCTATGCAATCGAGCCAGTCCGCGTCGGGATCGGGGTTGATCTCGACTGGATTGATGACCGTGAACCCAAGGGCGCGCAGACGCGCGGTTTCCGCGTTGAACGTCGGAAAATTCAGGTCAGGCATCCCGCTCATTGGGCCGCTGAGGTATAGGGTGCTCAAGCTGCCTCCCGGGCAGAAAAGAATCCAGCCATTGCATTTCCGAGATCGGAGAAGGAGTAAGACGCGTGTTTGGGTTCGCGCGCCGACTTCGGCCCCTTCTTCGATGCCGCTTCGTCAAACTCCTTGCTTCCACGCTCGTAGACCGGCGACGCGCGGCCATGTGAGTTCGGTACCCGATCACCGGTATCCACGAGGCATCCTTCACGCAGCAACTTGCGGACGGCCGTCTCAACAGATTTCTCTTGCTCGTGCAAAGCAAGACACATTTGCGGTCGCGTTGCAGTCTCGTTATCTTCCATGTACTGGCAGATGCGTTTTGCGATAGTCACTTGGTCACCTGGCTAATAAGGGAGGCGAAGTGGTTGGTTTGGCGCCCAGCACGCCTTACCTTGATCAACCCTTTGTTGTTTTGGTAATAGCGAGCGTTCGTGGCCTTGCGGTTTTGCACGAACGGTTCAGCATCCTTATGGTTGCCGATGGCATAGACACCGGCAGCCAAGCCAGCGATCCCCACTTGAGGCCGCCACTCCTTCACGTAGAAGTGTTTCTTCTTTCCGGAGCGCGACGAACTAATACACGAACCAATCGTCTTAGATACCTTTCCGAGTTCTTCGGCAAGTTCCTGAACCGTCATCGGGCCATACTCTTTGATGGCACGCTTGATCGCATCGCGCGTGGTTGGTTTGGTTGGCATTAGGCGCCCTCCCGATGCTTCCAATATTCACGCTCCACCACGGCCAGCGCAGCGTTCATCTCGCCAATCGTGATGATCTTCAGTTGCTCGATCCAGGTGGAGATCGCCTGTTCGACGGTGGATTGATCGACGGCCGACACGAATACGAGTTTTCCGGTCTCGTGGTACGTCGGTATCATTCGGCGCATCGCTTCGTGTGCATCGTCGAACAGGTCGCGAGCTTCGGAGCCCAGACCTGCGCGTGCGAGCAACCAGCCGTGATTCAGCGAATTCGCCAGCACATCCCACTGATCCTTGGTGCCATGCCCGCGCGTGATCGCATCCAGAGCGGCGAGGGCAACCATCTCGAACTCGTCGGAGAAGTCCTCGGTGACGACCTGTTTCATGATGCGGTTGCGCTCGATCGCTACGAGGCAGGAATGCAGCCGCACGGGCCTGGGCCGATATGCTTTACGCTTCTTGCTTGCTGCCATCACACACCTCCGTTTCCGTGTTTGCGATTTCGCGGGCGACTGCGGCCCATGCGTCAACAGTTCCTTCCGCCGTCCATTGATAGGTGAAGAAAACGCCGCCAGACTCGACGCCGAGAGGCCAAACCGCGCGCCATTCGTCCCGATCTCTTCGATAGAAGAGAACGGGAATTCTGTTCTCCGCGATTGCTTGTTCGGCAGCCTGTTTCCACCATTCACGAACATCTGCCCGCGTCGCTGTCGCATGGCGTTTCACTTCCGGAGTGAAATTGGGAATGCCCTCGAGGTCGCTATCGCCATCGTGCTGGCGAACGCGGCGTTTCACGTCCCAGCCGGTCAGATCACGCACAATGGCGGCAATCTCGCGCTCTCCAGTTTTTCCTTTATTGCGGGATTTCAGGCCCATGATCATTCTCCAAACAATGCCGTTTGTTCCGCCTTCGGAGCTTCTGGCTCGAATAGCGATTCCTGACGCTGGGCGTTCGCAATACGTTCACATGCGATTTCGTAATAACGCGGCTCGCGTTCGATGCCGATGAATTTGAGACCGAGACGGACAGCGGCGACGCCAGTCGTGCCGGAACCCATGAATGGGTCCAGAATCGTTTCCGGCATGCCAGCCTGCTCGATGCACCACTGCATGACAGCGATCGGCTTCTGGGTCGGATGGACGCGTTGCTGACCCTTTTCCTCGCCAGCCCGGATCATGCCGTTCCAGAGGTGGCGGAAAATCCGGACGGCTTTCGGGAGGTTCGTCCAAGCCAGCTCGCAATCGGCAAAGTCGTTCGCGCCGTTTTGCTTATCCCAGATCAGCCAGCAAGACGCTGCAGGCATGGGGTAGTAGTTGCCGCCGAATACGACCGCATGTTTCCCAGCCGCGATGACAGATGCGAGCAAGTCATGGTCAATCGGGTCTTTGTCCCAATCGAACGCACCGTAGTCGGTCGGCTTGGCGATCTTTCCGCGCGACGCGACTTTCTTGCTGTTCTCGTTGATCCCATACGGCGGATCAGTAATCACCGCATCCACGCGCGGCAGTGTCGGCAGGATTTCTCGGCAATCGCCGAGATACAAAACAGCATCACCTATCACGCGCTTAGTTGTACTACGCACACCATCTGCAATCTGTTCCATTTCCATCATCTCCTTACTTCGCCGCCCACCTATCGCATGTCTGGCCGCCCACAACGAATACCCAGACGGGGCGATGCTTACAGTTCCTCAAGCCAACGCGGTAATGCGATTCGTTGCCGGGGTCTTTGGTCGCGAATCGACACGTGCGACATTGGCGCTCAGGCTGCTTTTCGCGATCCACGATGCGATTCCCAGTCGAACGCGACCCATATCCCGCCCTCACGCAGACGGTCGAAACTGCGCTCGCCGAGGAATTCCTTCATGCCTTTTGCGCCGAGGTTCGTGAGTAGGATCGTCGGCATCAAATCGCGATAGCGGCGGTTCAACACATCGAACAGAATCACTTGCTCGCCATCGGTGCCGTACTGCACGCCGATTTCGTCGATGATTAGTAGGCTCACACTCGATAATTCGTTCAGGACCGCGCTTTCCGTCATCTCCGAATCGCGTCGCCAGGTATCGCGAACCATGCGGACCAGATCGAGCGCGTTCAGATACATCGCCGTTCCGGTGTTCATGACCACCATAGCTGCGGCCAGTGCAAGGTGACTCTTCCCTGTACCCGGCTTGCCGGAAAAAACGACCGTTGTGCCGTCGCGGGAATGGTCAGCGAAGTTCTCGGCAAATTCCTTTGCGATTTGCAGGGCCTTTTTTTTTGGCTCGGTATCGGCGACGAAGTTATCGAACGTGCGGTCACGAAAACGCATGGGGACACCAGACTGGCTCAAACGTTGCTCCATGCGGCGTTGGCGATCTGCCTCTTCGTCGGCACGTCGCTGCTTCTCGGCCTCGATCTTTTGTTCTTCCCCGCAAATCGGGCAACCAGTCCAGATCATGCGACGACCAAGCAGGGACATGCCCTTGGATTCGTAATCGCCGTGACGGTCGCAGCTCGCTGCGCGCGTCTCTTGCGGAATTGGTTCAGAAGCTCCCATCGCCGTTTATGCCCTCACGGTAATCGACCTGATCAAAGCCGCTATGGCGGCTCGCCTGTTTTGCGGCCTTAGCGAAATCGCCGCGCAGCGGGAAGAATCCAGTCCAGCCACGCATGATCGACTGCTCGATCACGGCCTTTGGGTCATTTCCCTCTCCGCGCAGCTTGTCGAGCGCCTTCACGGCCAACTTCATCGCAGCCTCACCCATCGGCTTGCGCATCTGCTTTCGCACGGCAACGAAATCCGTCCATGCGTCTTCGGGAATCCAGTCGGGCAGGGCAAAAGGTGCCGCAGGCGCCTTTTTGCTTTTATCTAAACCGTTAGGTTTAGATATATGGTTACTGGTTACTGGATTCGCTTTTTTTTGGGTTTGCCTCTGGGTATCCGAAATGGAACCCTCTGGGTTACCCACTGGGTTTTCTTCGATCTTTCTAGGTCGACCACCCTTGCCACCATTCAACCGATTCTTCTCCGCCTCTTCGTTGTAAGAGAGAATTTGCTCTTCGATCTTTTCGTGGAACAGTTGACCATCTACTTTCTCGAAGAACTGCCTGGAAACCTTGTCCACAGCGGCTCTTTCCTGTTCCGAGAATGCGCCGGCAATGCGGCACAACGCGTCCAAATCAGCCGGCAGCGGCTTTTCGGAGGAGTAGTAGTAGTCCATCAGCTCGTTGTAAGCACCCCGCTCAGTGAGGTTAAGGAGACGCGTCGCGGTGGCGAAATCGCCGATGTGCTTGCTGTAATACTTCATCTGGCTTTTGCCTTCGGTTTCGTCTCGCATACCCAAAAATAACCCAGTGGGTTTTACCTTGTTTCTCCTGCGAAGCGGATTCCCCACTTCGCCGCCTGCATGCGGATGCTCTTGCTCGACAGATTCGGTAGGTATTTCAAGCATTCGCGAACGCCGCCGGCCGGATAATGGTCGCGAAGGACACGGATATCGCCGGTTGTCCAGTGATGGTAGGGGCGTGTCATCAGACTGGCTCCCACGTAAGCTGGAGTGTCATTTCTTCAAGGCCAGCCACGCGGCCTACGATGTCACGCTGCGCAAAGACGGATTGCGCATAGCTCGTTGTGCTTGTGATGGCACCTTCGCTGTCAATGCCGAGCGCATGAGCCATGCGGCCAGTCAGGGCGACAATGACGTAGAAGCGTGTAGGGCCGGGGCCACCTTTGGCGCGGTAGACGTCGCCGATGGCCGGGGAATCGAGATCAACTCGAATCGGAATTTTTCCCATCTCGATCTTCACGCTGCTGCCTCCAATGCGGCGACCTTCGCCTTCAGCTCCCGGATCTCGCGCTCTTGCGGCGATTCGGGGACGGTCCTAAACCCAAACACCTTGTCTTCCCACTGGCGGATCGCGAAGTTCCCGCAGAATTGCTGGAACCGAATCCGCATGTCGTAGGGCAGGTATTTCTTGCCCGACAAGATGTTCGACAGATGAGACTTCGGCAGGCCAAGAAGGGCGGCTGCGTCGCTCATCGAGTACTTGATTCGGCGTTTGTTCCAGCAAAGCAGTAATGCGTCGTGCTCGTTGCGCAAGCGCCCAATCAAAAACTCGGACAACCATTCGGGGGTTGCCAGCCCCTGCAAGATCGGCATCTCGGTTTGCATCTACTTCCCCTATCTATTTTTCTAAAAGTTCCTCGTGTTCTACGTATCGTTCCACGTACAACACGAGGCCAAATGAAGGCGCCACATAGGACGCCTAATTTCATGAACTACCTAACCGACCCGCAAAACGCCAGCCGGCATGCTGTAAAAAAGAGCGATGATCACATCGCCCAAACCGTTACACGTCGGGGTGGCGTGTACGGAGACCACCGATTTGCCGAAGCGCTAAGCTGCGGCCGAAACTTTGCTTGCCTGGACCTCAGCGACCATCGTCTGAATTCCAGTCACGACAGCATAAGAAGGGCGGACCTTTCCGATGTTGCCGGTCAGGATGTTCGAGATAGTTGGCTGACTGCATCCAACGCGACGAGCGATCTGGCGCTGAGAACAACCAGCCTCGACGAGTGTGCGAACCAAGCTTTGAAGATCAATGTCCATGAACCAATGATAGTCACGACTATCAATCAAGTCAATAGGAATTTGGTTCGCTTGGTAGATAAGAATTCCTATATGGATAAGCCCTACGATTTGATGACTGTTGGCGGCCGGGTGAGGTATGCCCGAGAGAAGCTCGCCAAGCCGAAACGACTGTCCCAGCGAGCACTTGCGAGGCTGGCTGGTATGTCGCAACCCACGCTTTGGGCCTTGGAAAACGGGGAGGGAGAAACTGCACGCATCGTGGATCTGGCGACGGCGCTGAATGTGAATCCTCGATGGCTGGCGCGCGGAGAAGGGCGGCCTCATGATGATCTAGATCAATCCACCGACAATCAGACGTTAGAGAAAGCCCCAATAGTTGGACATGAAACCACGCCGAAAGAAAGTGATAACATGCTTTCGCTGGATGGGATTTCCGATGAAATGAGGGTCATTATCAATGAACTCGCAAGAATCGATCGCATCCAGGGTCGGCGCCGGGGGATATTGGTAGCGTCAATCGGGGCAATCATTGCTACGACCGAGCCAACTCAGGATGAGATGCCTGCTGCGCGCGCTCGCAACTGAGGGGATCGGCCAGAAATTCCTCGACGTTTTTGTATGGCAGCTTCGCCCAAGCCCATTGCGGCCAAGCTGAGTACGTGTGGAGGTGCCATGGGCACACTCATAGAAGGCGTTGTATGGCCTGCAAAGCGCCCGCAGAACCAGGCCGACGAGGAAGATAAGTGTTCCACTTGCGTTTTGAAGTCTAGATTAGAACAAGCCCACGTCTGTCTTCGCGCTGCCGCAAAACTGCTTGACGTAGTCCCTGTCCTAGACGAGCCTCCGCGCTCGCATCTGTAACCCTCCGCTTCTCTTCCACAAACCCCGCACCAGCGGGGTTTTTGTCGTCTGTTACAAATTTCCTCGCGTCTGATCGAAATTCCTATTGACCTGAACGATAGGGACGCCTATTATTCATTCCAAGGACGGCGCACAACGAGCTGGCCAACGCAACGATGGGGAACGACGATGTATCGCTACGAGATTCAGCAGCGTCAAGAAATGACCCGCCCTCGGGGGCAAGGCGCGGAAAAACGTGGCGGCCGAAATTGCGGAACGTACGGCGTCGTGAACTGGAAGCAACGGGCTGTAACGAATGACCGAGATGCTGCGGTCGCAGAAATCGCTGGGCTTGGCGCTGATTGGCGTGTGTTCGATAACGAAACGGACGAAGTAGTAGTCGCCTAACAACCGCTCCCGCTACAGGAGAAAGACCATGAATCAATCAGCAGTCCTCACCGCACCGCGTCTCGGCACGATCTGGGAAGAGCAGGGCGGGATCTACGTCGGGATCATGCCCGGCATCAAAGGTGGCCCGCAGTATCACCTGATCGCGTCGGAAGATGAAGCCGAAAGCCTGCAGTTCGGTGGTTACGGTACGCGGATCGAGGGTGCTAGCAGCACGGTTGATGGTCTTGCGAATACGGCTGCATTGCTCGAGTCGGGCATCGATCATCCGGCGGCAGCGTGGGCATCGAAGTACGAGAAGAACGGAGTTAGCGGGTTCTATCTGCCGGCTCAGCGCGAGCTGAATCTCGCCTACGTCACTGCCGCTGAACTTTTCGGCGACGATTGGTACTGGTCGTCCACGCAGTACTCGGCCATCATCGCCTGGCTCCAGGGCTTCGGCGGTGGCCGACAGGATTTCTCGCACAAGGGCTACTACGGTCGAGTCCGCGCCTTCCGCAGATTATTTATTTGAAATTTAGAAATTTACAGATCGAAACGCCTAGAGGAAGCGGCAACACACGGCTAGGTGTCTGCGGATTATGTCCGCACTGACGAGATCGTAATAGCGCCAACGGGCGCGCCGTTCCGGTGACAGCGGACGGGCTCTTTAACAACGTGGAATCGAGTGCATTCAGCGCTGGCTCGCGTAGAAGCGGGGAAGCATGCTGACATTGTGAGCAGCGAATCGCCGTTTGCCAGCGTAGGCATACGGCGATCGCCGAGCAATACCATTGCCGCTAAGCATGCCAGTCGTGGAGCGGCCAGCGCTGAATGCATTTGATCCACAATGCAAGAGATAGAACATGCTCATAGTCCGAAAGGGCGGATAGGCACAGGGCTCAACCCGTCACCCCTGAGAAGAACCGAAGATCGACGGCTACTACTGGCATCGCCTGGCTCCCAGAGGGGCTATAGAACGATGGCGGTGGTTGAAGACTTGCATCGGTAGCCGGAGCCTGCATAGCGGGGTGTAGCCGGCACCGATGCGGGCAAGCAGTTCTTCTGGAAGGGCGCCGAAGTCCCGACATAGTGCAATCGCGCGAAACCACTGGCCCATACGTGTTGATCGATGGTTCTTACGGTGACGCTAGCTGACGAGACACACTCCCTGATACTACCGGCGTCCTTCCAGAAGCATTGCAGCAGTGCCGAGCCCGCTCGATGACGACTGAGTGCTCAACTGGCGAGAAAAAAGTACGTCTGACTGCCTGGAAAGACAGAGAGTTGCGAGCCTCTTGATACGCTGACGGCGGGAAAGACCGCATCCACAAAGGCACCCCACACAAGCTAGCCGCAGACATTGACGACTGGGCCTCGTCAACCATACCCCACGCTTAGGGATGAGACTCCATAACCGCTGCCTCATGCGGAATCTGTCGGTTGCTTGGCTGGGCTGCTTTATCGAGAACTAATTTAGGGGCCCGAATGGTATGGAAGATCATCATCGCCCTGATGATAGCGTTGGGGCTCTTCGCTTGGGCCGTCTATCAAGGCGCTAAAGGCGTCGAGGCGGATGAGCATCATCGGCATTGAACAACGAAATAACTGGAGATCAACACATGAACGCAATTTTCAAGCCGAGCGACGTTCCCACTATCGCGGGAACGCCGTGGGAAGGCGGCTTTTACGTTGGTCGAATCACTTTCGGCGGTGAAGTCTATGCGCAGGTCGTGGCGCCGAAAGAAGAAGGCCAACTGCCCGATACGCATGAATGGGGCAAGTACGGATCGGAGATCGTGGGTGCGGCCAGCTTCTGCGACGGCATATCAAATACGAAAGCGATGGCTGAGTCTGGTCTCGTGATCGCCGAGCGCGTGCTTGAATTGCGCATCGCCGGCTTCGACGATTGGCACATCCCGGCGCGCGACCAGCTCGAACTCGCATACCGCAACTTCAAGCCGACGAGCGAAGAGAACTGGGTCTATCGCAACGGCGACAATCCGAGCAGCGTTCCGCCGGGGTATCCGTACACGATTCATCTGCCTGGTCAAACGCCGGTCGAATTGTTCCGTGAAGGCGGCGCTGAAGCGTTTGATGAAGCGTGGTACTGGACGAGCACGCAGTACTCGGCCAGCGACGCCTGGAGCCAGTACTTCTACGATGGCGTTCAGGATTACTCGTTCATGTACTACTACGGTCGAGTCCGCGCCTTCCGCAGCATCAAAATTTAACTATTCAATCATTTCGACTGCATAAACCAATCAATCACATAGTGAGGACCAGATGGGCGAACTCATCATTCCGTTTCATGGCGGCAAGCTTGTGGTGCCGCATGAAGAAGCAGCAAAAGCATGGCTCGATAAAGTACTTGGGGCCGCAGCCGCCGCGCCGCGAGCATCCGCCGCAATACCCAAAATCGGTGAGTACTGGGATGGCCAAGGCGGCATTTACGCGGGCGTGATGCCCGTCGCAGATGGGGGGGTGGCTCATCGAATCGTGTCCATGGACGAGGGCGAAGAACTGCAGTACGGAGGCTACAACCACACGGTCAAAGGCGCCGACAGTAAGATTGACGGTCTCACGAATACGATCGCGCTGAACGATGATTCGGTCGATCATCCAGCAGCGAAGTGGTGCTCTGAATACACGAAGGACGGGCATAGCGATTTCTACCTGCCGGCGCAACGTGAGCTTTCGTTGGCATGGGCGACGATTGCTCAGGTGTTCGGGCCGCATTGGTACTGGACGAGCACGCAGTCCTCGGCCAGCCTCGCCTGGCTCCAGTACTTCGGCGATGGCAGGCAGGTTCTCTCGAGCAAGGGCTACGTCGGTCGAGTCCGCGCCTTCCGCAGATTAAATTTCAATATTTAATAATTTGAAATGGCCGCGCCAACCCAACTGCCTATTTACAAGGTCGCATACGATTTGTTCCGGTTAATCATGGAGATGGTTCGAAACATTCCCCGTGATCTCAAGCAACTCGTCGGATCTCGACTGGCCAGCGAAGCGATGGAAATTGTTACGTTGATCTTTCGGGCGAATGAGGCTGCCGATAAGGTTCCCCATCTGAACGAGTTGATTGAACGTCTCGGCGTGATCAATCTTCAACTGCGGCTTTCGAGGGATATGCATCTCATCTCAACGAAGCAATACGCTGCGGCTATCGCGCTCACAGATCAAGTCGGCAAACAGGCTGGTGGTTGGCGCAAACACTCCGCATCGTCGCCCGCTGTGTCACGGTCAAGGCCGTGATGCCTGCGCGATCATTGATCTGGTTTCGCCGCTTTCCCACGAGGAAACCGCCATGCGCAATAAAGAAACCGTCTGCCAGTGTGCGGATGGGTCTAGCGCAGTTTCTCCGCTGATCGATGAGGGTCATCAGCAGAGCGACGTAGATAGCGAAATTCGACGCAGTACTCGGCCAACAACGCCTGGAACCAGAACTTCAACGATGGCAAACAGGATAACTCGAACAAGAACAACAACGGTCGAGTCCGCGCCTTCCGCAAATCAGTGCGATGTAGAGGGCCTCCTTTCATTCGAGGATCTCGTTCAAGCCTACTTTGATTGCCGGCGCACTAAGCGGATGACGCTAAGTGCGCTGGATTTTGAGCAGAACCTTGAGCGAAATCTTGGCGAACTTCATGAAGACCTAGTTGATGGAAGCTATCGGCCTGGTCGTTCAGTTTGTTTCGTGATCACGCGACCGAAGCCGCGCGAAGTCTGGGCGTCTGCATTTCGCGATCGCATCGTGCATCACCTGCTTTACAACCGGATCGGCCCGCGCTTCGAGCGGTCATTCATCGCGGATTCATGTGCCTGCATCAAGGGCCGCGGCACGCTGTACGCCGCGCAACGCCTCGAAGCAAAGGTGCGGTCGATCACGCAGAACTGGTCGCGTCCCGCACATTATTTAAAGTGCGATTTAGCTAATTTTTTCGTCAGTATCGACAAGCTGATTCTGCTCGATCTGTTGCTTGCGAAGATCCCCGAGCCATTCTGGCGATCCTTGACCGAAACCGTGCTGATGCACGATCCACGGGAAAACTTCGAATATCACGGCGATCCGGCGATGATGGATCTCGTTCCGCCGCATAAACGGTTGATGGAGCAAGCGTCGGGATTTGGATTGCCGATAGGCAACTTGTCTTCACAATTCTTCGCAAATGTCTACCTCAACGTGCTTGACCAGCGAGCGAAGCATGTACTGCGCGCACGCCACTACATTCGGTACGTTGATGACTTTGTGTTTCTGAACGAATCGCCAAGACGACTGAACGAGATTCTGGCCGACGTGACGACATTCTTGCCTGATCGGCTCGGTGTGCGGATCAACCCGCGCAAGACTATCCTCCAGCCGATAGACCGCGGCATCGATTTCGTCGGCCAGGTCATCAAGCCATGGCGCCGCGAGACACGAAAACGCACGCGCAACGAAGCGTTGCGGCGCGTTGCCGAAACGCCGTCCGGCGATCTGATGCCTATAGCCAATTCGTACTTCGGCCTACTGCGCCAGGCGACCGCCAGTCACCATGACCGCGCGTTGCTGGCGAACCGATTGCGGTATCTCGGCAAAGCCGTGAGCCGCGACCTCACCAAAATCTACTGACGCGCGTTTGGCATATTCCCTACGCGCATATATGCCGGATATGTCCGGAGGAAATATGAGTACTTTGGCAGACACGATGCGCGGCGTTGAGTATCGGGACGCGCGCATGCAGGCCCAGGCGTCACGCGACGATCTGAATTTCGACGCCGGCTACAACCTCGGCATGGCAGAAGCCGAGCACGAGATCGCGGGCCTCGCAAAGAAGTTCAAGTTCGAACCGAACGAATCAATGGACGCCCGCTGTCGCCGCTTCGTGGCCGAGTTCATCGGTAGTTGCGATTGCTGCTATGGCGAATTGGCGAAGGCTGTTGCTGGAGCAGTGGGGATATCTCAAGAGGAGGTGTGAGATGGGTATAAAGCTTAGTGATGCTCTGAGACTGGCCGGCACTGTGAGCAAAGAGGTTTGCGATGAAATCGCATCTCTTGAAACTGATGCTGAACGCTATCTCTTGCTGCGCAATCCGGATCGCCCGAAAGACGGATTGTTATTCGCGTGCGTGTATGTGCACCCGCAGGGAACCATTCCGTATCAGCGCGCAATAAGTGGCGATGAACTGGATACCCTTACGAGTGCCGCGCTCGCACGAGAGAACTTAAATGGACTGGGCGCGTAGGCAATTGAGCGGCACCGCCGAACCTTCGATTGGCTCTGCAAGCGCTGGCCGAATCAACCGCTGCGCATCGCGCAGATGATGCGAATCCTGAACTGTACGAGGTACTGATCATGGACTGGAACCGCGGTGACTTATCGCTCAATGACGGAATGCTGTACGCCAATGGCCGGTATCTCGGGACGTTCTCGTGCTGGGCCGCAGGAAAGGAAGCGATCTCGATCATGAAAGCCGGCCAGCCGGTGTATTCCGAGCGCGACACGTCATGCATGGACGAGGCAGACGTCGAGCTTATGCTCGCGATTGACTTTGACGAGAGATGAAATGAACGCAAAGTACACAGGCAAAGATAACTACGGTCGACCGAAGTCGGAATATCTCGCCAAGATCGCGGCAATGCATGACGAGGCGCTTGAGGGAGAAACATATCAGATGATCTATCACTCGGCCCGCTGTTATAACAATCAACGAGCTGATTGGCATTGGATGGTTGATGCCTGCTACGACGAATGCAAAAAGCGTCCGGGCGATATTTACCAAAAGGCTTGGGATGATTGTTATCGCGAACATGCGAGATAGGGATTGATCATGCGCCCCACCAAAGCCCTACACCGCGCGGCGACCGCCAGCTTGGACGGTCACATCCGTTTCTTAGTAACCGTTCGCGGCGTCGCTCGCGTGATGACGCTTCCTGAGTTGGCCTGCTGCAACGAAGCCCGCGTCCAATGCGCTTTGTTATGCGGGCATGTAGTTAATCCGAGGGGGTGAGAATGAGCAGCAACAAGAGCGCTGATGCGTTGACCGAAGCAGTGACGCACACGATCGACACAATCGGCCGACAACTCGACCTGATTGCCGAACGCGCGCCGGGAAATATCCTCGACAAGGTGCCGGTCGTGCGATCACTGACCGCGCACAAAAGGCGCTTAGAGAAAGCGCTCGCGACTGTCGAGCAGCACGAAGCAGCGCCGGCCGGCGTTGATGCGCTTACGGATCAGCAACTCGTCGACATGTGGAGTGCCGGAAATCGCGCAATCCTCAACGGTGCATGGTTACGCAGCGCAGCGACAGCTATGAGAGTCGCAGTCGGCAAATCTGCACCGCAGCCCGAACCGCCAGCGGCAGACGCAATTTGCCTAGCTGATCGCGCATTGTTAAAAACGGCGATTGATCTTGCAGAGAGTATGGGCACTTTTAATGAAGAAAAGGCTTCTCATTTGCGCGCGATCGTCTCGTCGCAACCCGAACCGTCAATAGCCGATACCGCTGATGAAGTCGCGGAAACTGAATACTTCCGCCGATGGGAAAATGAACCGCCAGCGGCAGACGAGCGGGCGGCGCAGATGGCGCATGACCTGCGTTGTGCTGGCGTGGCTGGCACGAAGGCCGGTGATCTGCTGCACAACGCCGCCGCGATGATCGAGGAACTCGCTGCCCGCGCCCCTCGCACTGATGTGGCGGGAGCGTGGGTAGACGAAGCCCGCGACAAGTGGAAGATCGTGGACGGAGACATGCGCGAGGCAGGTGACGGACTCATCACCTATCACGTCGATGCGTTCAACGAAGGACTTAGACTCGCTGTAACCCCCTCCGCGGCTGTAGCGGCAGCGCATCCAAAAATGGAATGACCATGGACATTTCAAAGCTCCGCCGAGCATATGAAACCGCTCGCAACGCTGGCGACAAGCGGGCCATGGACTTGATTGCCCAAGCTATCAGCTACGCCGTGTCCGGCTATGTCGAATACGCGTGGCCAGCCTACAACCAGTATGTGAAGGAGGCAGCATGAAAGACGACCATCAGGAAGTTTTCAGGCGGCTCGACGAAGCTCGCCAAGTCATGAAGGACTTCAAAGACTGGATTCGCGGCGAGCAACGCAAGCGAGACGATGCGGCGTTCAGGGCGTTTATGGATAAGGTTACTACGGGTAAGCGAGGGTGAGATGGAAATCAATATGATGAAGAAGATTCCGGTTCAGGCAAAGACACTCAAGGTATGTGTCAAGGTCACGGATCGGTTCTGCGCAACGCTTGCGGATCAGGATGGCAAGTCAATCCACGAGTTCGAAGACTGTTATGTGCCGGACTTCATGCCGGGTCAGCACTACGGCGATTATCTGATGCTCAATATTGATATCGATACCGGCCAGATCACGAACTGGACCGCGCCGAGCGCTGAAGAGATCGAAGAGATCATCAAGGGCAAAGAGGATTAATTTCCGAAGCCACGAAGGCTCAATAATCCGCGGCGATGAGACGCCGCACGAACACGACGCCCAGCGGAAGGTGGCGAAAAACATCCGCAGACGCAGCGCTACGGTCTTCCCAGCAATGGGCGCGCCTTGCATCGCGACATCTCCCCGGCTTCCGAAAAATGCTTGGCGTGGCCTCCGACGGTTCGGCCAAAGCTGTGCCTTGTCGCCAGTACGGAAGTGCGTGATGCGTCGGACACCCCGGAAAGACGGGGGCTCTAAGTGGTGGCGACTGCCGCAATAGATGACATGGCGTCTCGGTCATGAGCGCAGTGAGCGGACGAGACAGTCGCTACCACTGAGAGTAATTAAGTACTACTACAGGAAAACGCCATGAACGGTTTCTGGCTTCGATTCTACGCGGCACTCGTCGCAAATCTGATCGTCGGATCGTTCTGCGCGTACCAGGCGATTCGATATGTCGAACTTGTCGTGATGGGACAGTGATGGACAGAGAAGCGTGGAACAGTCGCCAGATGACGACGCGCGTGCTGGATCGGTGCGACGACTGCGGGAAGCTGAAAGACGACGTGAAGCCGCGAGAACATTTCACCGGCTACTTTTTCAGCAAACGCTGGGAGTTGAAGAAAACGTGCTGCGCTGCGTGTTTCGAAATCGCGAAGCAACAGCAGGCGGCTGAATATGCAGGACTTGGATGCTAGGAGATCGAGATGATTGCGAAAAACACAGACATCAAAAACTGGGGTACGGGTCTGAGCGATGCGGAACGTCGTGACGCTCTCTACGAGTTCCAGCGATTCAAACAGATCGAAGCGCTCGGGACGCGGTATCTGGCACATCGGAATAATGCGCCGAAACGCGGGACGTATAACCCGATCACGGGCGTTGCGTTGAAGGTGGCGTAATGCAGGCCACTCCATACCAAATCAGTCTTCTTCAGCACACGCTCGGCCTCAGTGAGCGCAGCCGCGAACCGTACCGCAATCACTTCGTCGCCGGCAACGGGCACGACGATATGCGCGACCTCGAAGCACTGGAACGCGCGGGGCTGATGGAGCGCCGCCGCACGCCCGCATTTCTAGCGGAAGGCGACATTGTGTTCGCGGCAACGGACGCGGGGCGCGAGACGGCTATCGCCGCGCTGCCTGAACCTGAGCCGCTGCGCAAGCGCACCCGCTACGAGGATTATCTCGATGCCGACGGCTGCGCGGGCGATTCGTTCGGCGAGTTTCTGTGCGGCGATCGCCTGCCGAAGTTCGAGAGGCGCACGCCGTTTTTAGGTAGCTGGCGTGATACGGAATACCGCATGTATCGCAATCATGCCTTTCCGTATGACTTTCAGCGCGACGTCGAGGGCGACTGGCGCAAGACGATGAAAGAGGCCAAAGCGAGCTACAAGGCGGCGCTGAAGGCGAGCAAGCAACGGAGGACATCATGTCCATGACCCGCCGACTCGACCGCTTCTACGACCGACACCCTCGCATCTCCATCTTTCTCGCAATCCTCATCGTCGCCATCTGCATGTCAATTGCCCATCAATGGGATAGGGCAGAGACGGAGGCGGTGAGGGTGGCTTATCGGGGGCAGACATGAGCGAATGGATCAGCATTGAGGATCGCTTGCCAAACCAGAATCAGGTGGTCGTAATCACTGGCTGGTCAAGGTGTCGCGGCGAGGTTACCAATGTACGGTTCAGTGTAATGGCCGTGCACATAAACGGAACCTTTTTCAACGACGAAACGGGCGACGACTATTACCCGCCTACGCACTGGCTACCGATTCCGGAGGCGCCGCAATGACAATCGCAACCATGAGCCAGCGCGAATTGCTGGCGCAAATCAACGTGGCTTCGAACGCCCGTCGCCGCTACGAACTCGCCGACGGCAACCAGTGGCGCGATGAGAAGCATGCCAGGGAGGCGGTTGGGGCGGAACTGGATGCGTTGGTCGCCGAGTGGCATCGGCGCAATTTGGAATAGGTGCCGTATGACGGACGACGACGATTCATTCTGGCAGGCGCAGCAGGAGCAAGAGCAACAGGAACAGGAGGCCGAGGAAGCCCTTGGCTGGCATCAACTCTCCGGAGCACAACATGAACGTGTATCAGGCAATTGCAGCAATCGCAGGCGAGATGGCAAAAAACGGCATCTCGAAGGATCGGAAGAATCAGCAACAGGGCTACCAATTCCGGGGCATTGATGATGTGTACAACGCGCTTGCGCCGATGCTGGCCGCACATAACCTCGTTATCCTGCCGCGCATGATTTCGCGCGAAGTAGTTGAGCGCCAAACCCAGAAGGGTGGCGTGCTGTTTTACGTCACGGTCGAAGCGGAATTTGACTTCGTGAGCGCCGAGGATGGCAGTAAGCATACTGTTCGAACCTTCGGCGAAGCGATGGACAGCGCCGATAAGGCAACGAACAAGGCAATGTCGGCGGCCTATAAGTATGCAGCTTTCCAGACATTTTGCATCCCGACTGAAGGCGATAACGATGCAGATGGTTCGTCGCATGACGTCGCGAGCCGCAAGAACGCGGCAGGGCGGTCGGAATCAACGGTCGCCGATCTGGCGATTGAAGAACAGATGCGATCAGCGGATACGGTGCCTAAATTGGTCGAGATCATGAATGGTCTGACCAAGGAACAGAAAGCCGCTGCGAATGCGACGTTCAACCAACGCATGAAAGAATTGAAAAAGGCGGCGTAACTATGGCATCCGTCAACAAGGTCATCCTCGTCGGCAACGTGGGCGCCGATCCCGAGACACGATATCTGCCGAGTGGCGATGCGATCACAAACATTCGTCTCGCCACGTCGGACAAGTACAAAGACAAGACTACCGGCGAGCCGAAGGACGTGACCGAATGGCATCGGATCGCTTTCTTCGGAAAGCTGGCCGAGATTGTCTCAGAGCATGTCCGCAAGGGCTCGTCACTTTATGTCGAAGGCAAGATCAAGACGCGCAAGTGGCAAGACGCCAGCGGGCAAGACAAGTATTCGACCGAAATCGTCGCCGACGTCGTTCAATTCCTCGGGAGCCGAGAAAAATGAGCCTCAGCCTTTTCGCCATCGCTGGCGAGTATCGCCAGCAACTTGATCAGCTCGAACAACTTGGGCTGGACGAGCAGACGTTTCAAGACACGCTGGAATCGATCAGTGGTGATATCGAAGAAAAATCGATCAATGTCGCCATGTTCGTCCGTAATCTGGAGTCTAGCGCAGCTGCGATAGAGACGCAGATTGAAATGATGAGTGAGCGCGCGGCAGCGATCAGAAAGAAGGCTGATCACGTTCGCGAGTATCTTCGGTCAAATATGGAGCATGCAAAACTGCAGAAGATTGAATCGCCATTCTTCGTGTTGTCGATCAAGAAAAACCCGGCGTCTCTCGTGATCGATGATGAAAAGAAGGTGCCGCCGTCGTTCATGAAGATTCCTGAACCACCTCCGCCATCTCTCGATAAATCGAAGCTAAAGGATGCACTCAAAGCTGGCGAAGTTGTGCCGGGAGCGCATCTGGAACAGAAAACTCGCTTGGAGATCAGATGAGCGCATATATCTTCGATACCGAGACGACGAGTGCGGACGAACCGCAGTTGATCGAGGCGGCATGGTTATTGATGAGCGACGATCTCGCCGACCATGCTCCGCGCGATGTGTTTCTGCGACGCTACCAGCCTACCAAGGCGATCAGCTTTGGCGCGATGGCCGTGCATCACATCCTGCCTTCCGATCTGATTGATTGTCCGTCGAACAGCGAATTCCGTTTGCCGAATGACATGAAGTACATGATCGGACATAAGGTCGATTTTGATTGGGAGGTCGCTGGTAAGCTGAACGTCAAGCGCATCTGCACGTTGGCGATGGCGCGACGAGTGTGGCCGGATGCAGAATCGCACACGCTTGGTGCGCTTAGCTACATGCTCGTATCGAATCTGGAAGCAGTGCGTCTTGAGCTTCGAGACGCACATAACGCGCTTGCCGATTGCTATCTCTGCGCCCGCGTGCTCTTTGCAATTATCGAGCACTGCGACGAAGACATGGGAACCTGGGAAGACGTCTATCAGTTTTCGGAGAAGGCGCGCATCCCAACCCATATGTCGTTTGGAAAGCATGCTGGCAGACCGATTGCTGATGTGCCATACGACTATCGAGCATGGTACGCGCGTCAACCAGATCCCGATCCGTATCTTCTCAAGGCGTTCGGCCTTCCGGTGCCGAGCTAAGCCCTCGCTACGCATCACCCACCCACACACAGGAATAGGCCGACACATGGACGGCGTTTCTCCGCCGGGTGGAGTGGTGCGCCTTATTTCCCCGTGGTGATTCGGGCGGCTAGTAAAGCGCCCAACTTTTTGCCATTGAGGCTGACCACTTAACAGAGGATGCGATGAGCGACATCGATTGATTCACCAGCGCACGGCAAGGATAGGCGCGGCCGGGACGGGCCTGGAGAGGCTGGGACGGGCCTGGCAAGGATAGGCAAGGCGAGGGCTTTACCCATGAGGAATGAAGATGAGCACATTGAGCAAATCGGACACGCGGCTGGAGAAAGTGACTCGGCGCGTCGTCCTGAAGGGTCTGCGCGAACTGATGTTCGATCGGTACGCGGGCGACAACAAGACGAAGCTGGAATGGCATCAAAAAATCTACCTGATACCTGGCTCGGACATTTTGTGTCTGCCAGCCACCAATATTGTGTCGTTTCTCACCGCGCACAACACGAACAGTGCTCCGAAGCGGCTGCGGGACAAGCGGGCCTACAAGGACATTGCGAACGCATGCCTGAGCTTCACGAGCATCACGGGTCCGGCGACGACACCGGGCTACCTGCCGATCCTGCGTGACGGAGAACCGGTTCGCGTCGGCGCCTTCGGTGAGGAATACGACCCAGCGAGCGGCATTTACCTGCATCGGTCTGTCGCACGCCTGGACAAGGGCATCCCGAACCCAAAGGAACGCCCCGTCCTGCCGCTGCCGTGGGCGCTGGAATTCACGCTGGACATCTATCCGAACAAGGAGATCAAGGAGCAGGAGATCCGCAACTTGATCGAGGAAGGCGGCCTAGCGATCGGCCTCGGCACTTTCCGCGGCGTCTTCGGGAAATTCGTCATCGAATCGTGGGAGTGATCATGAGCCAAGAGAAAGAAAACGCGAAGTTATCTGTCGAACAGCACGAAGCAGCGCCGGCCGACGTGCTCGCGCATGTGAAGTGGTTGCACTATTGCCTGCGGGAAGCGGGGCACTGCATCGACGGCGGTAAGTGCCATCACGAATGCAGTCCGAAAGGCGAATGCTGGCGACAGAACGGCTGCGTGCCGCTTACCGGATCGCGCCTCAGTGACGACTGGAAATTGCCTGTCGCGCAGCCCGAACCGCCAGTGGCGGGCGGGCTCGTATGCACCTGCGGGATGACGATGGGCCATACCCGGACCTGCGCAGCGTTCGACGAATCGATGATGCGGGCCGATCCGCTCGCGCAGCCCGTTGCGGCAGCGGCGGACGAGCGGGCAGCGTTCGAGGCTTGGGTCGAAACGCTCGATCATTCGCAAGGCATTGGATGCGACATCAAGCACGGTCACGATGGTGCCGAGGATGCAGCATGGGTGGCATGGCAAGCCCGCGCCTCGTCGCCCAATGCGGCGGGGGCGGACTGGTACGACCGCCTGCAAGCCGAATGCACCGCCGATCATGGCGCGTACGACGAGAACGCGCCGATTGCTACCCGGCTTCGCTGGTGGGTTCCGAAATCGGCTCGCCACGGCACGATTCAACTCGAGGACGATTTGCGCGAAGCAGCCGATGTCCTCTCCCGCGCCCCTCGCACTGATGTGGCGGGAGCGGCCCCGATCGACATGCTTCTGTTCTGCCCGAAGTGCGGCGTGCAGCACGTCGACGCGCCCGAGACTGAGCGTGGCCGACTTATCTCCAGCGGCCCGAATGCCGGCCGCGCTGTCGCGCCGAAGGTCACATGGGAAAACCCGCCGCACCGTTCGCACCTCTGCCACGCATGCGGAACCATCTGGCGGCCGGCCGACGTGCCGACGAACGGCGTCGCGTCGATCGGAACGCAGGGCAAAGCCGACACGTGGACCTCCGCAGATGCAGCGGCAGCACCTGGAAGCGCTATTCGCGAGCAAATCGCGCGGGCACTTCACTATCCGGCATGCTGGGATACTGCCGCATACCCGACGCTCGAAAGCGCAGCATGGGAAGCGATTGCATCCGCCAAACTCGGGTGTAGCGCGTGCGACGCAGCGCCGGCAGACGCGCAGGCGGTGGAAGCGGTGGTGATCCCGGTCGGCTATGCGCTCGTGCCGATTGAGCCGACCGACGAGATGATCACTGCCGGCATCGCAAAGGGTGATTCCGAGTTTTATGGCGACGCCCTCGTGCGCGCCGAAGTCCGTTCCGACTATCAGGCCATGATCGCCGCCGCCACGCCCCTCGTTCGGTACCAGATTCTCACCGAGGAAGGCGAATGGCTCGACGTGCCGCAGGCGTACTACGAGCGCTTCAAGAGTGACGCGACGCTGACGCGTGCCATTGCCGCCGCCCCGCAGCCTCCCGCCCCGGCATCCGCTCCTGTCGGGCTGACGGACGTGCTGCGCCAAGCTCGCGAGGAACTGTCTCAGGTCGAGTGGGAAAACGATCCGCCGACCCGCATTACCGACCTGTTCTCGACGATCGACGCCCTTCTCAAAGGTGACAAGCAATGAGCCATCCCGAATTCATCGTGATCCGCGTCAAGCGGCCCGAGGACTACGAAGATGTGTGCGCCGAGCTCGTGGCAGAGGACTTTCTCGCCACGCATGACAACGGGCATTGGGAATACGAAGTGGCTGACGACAACGGAGTCAAGCATGCCTGACCATATCAAGGGCCTCAAAATCTTCGGCGGCGACGGCCATTTCAGTGGTGCCTTCAACGATGACGGCAAACACGCGGGCCATGAACTGCTGCCTTGCCCGTTCTGCGGCAGCACGAAGCTCGCACTCGTCAACACGCACACACCGTCGTACTGGGTTCAGTGCCTGAAGTGCGACGCCGAGGCACACGGCAACGTACCGACCGGTGGCGGCTCGCAGATTCCCGACCGCAACGACGTCGTTCGCATTCATCGCGCCGCCATGCGAAGCGCTGCGCGGAAGTGGAACAAACGCATCGGAGCCAAGCATGAATAAGACGCTGACGAACGAGCGCATCGAGGAACTTGCGCAGCTCAATCTCGGATACGACCGGCAGGTGCGTCTACGAGACTTCGCGCGTGCGATCGAGCGTGAAGTTCTCGCCACCCAGCAGCCGGAGCCGCGATCCTCTCTCACCGACGACCAGCGCGACAAGATCGAGCGCGCCGAGGCGTGCTTGCGTGGCCGCGGGCCGGAAGAGGTTGAGGCCGCGAATGGCTTGCTTGACGTACTGACCGCACATCCGGTGCAGCCGGAGCCGCGAGACGCAATCGTGCGTTCGAAGCGAATCCTCGCCCTCGTCGACGAGTATCACGAGAGCCCGACGCGCGACAAACGCACCGCGCTTCGGGTCGCGCTGATGGATGAGTTTCAGCCGGAGCCTCGAGACGAGGTGACGGACGGGCAGATTGCAGCCATGTTTGAGCGAGTCACTGGGTACAGCCTCGAGAATGGCCGCGCCGCATTGAACGATGCCGATATTCTCGGCTTCGCTCGCGAACTTCTTGAAACCGCCCTCACCCGGAGCAAGCCATGAAGATCACCGATGACATGCTGACGGAGAAATGTGTCGAAACTTGCGGCTTCTATATCAAGGGCAAAGCATGCGCCTGCAAAGAAAGTCGCGAACGATCTTCGGCCATCGCGCAAGCCGTCAGTCAAAGGCATGGATGGATTAATCCGCGTCCTGATGGAGCTAAAGCTAGGTGCGGGGGCCCAGCATTGTGCAATGTATGTCGAATCGAGGCGGGACTATTACCGAAGGTCAGAAATGAACCGCCACCGATGCCTAAGTGCAAACCTGCCGCCGTCTCCATCACTGCGATGAAGCGTGATGCAAGAATCATTGAGGCCCTGCATGTAGCTCGCTACGCGCTAGTAATTCATAACGGATTGCCGTTCACATGCGAAGGCGAAACGCATCGTATGGATTTCGAAATAGAATTGACGAAGATCGATGCAGTGATGACCATGCTCGGAATTGATCTTTCCGAGCCGCTGCCCGCCCCGATAAATGGGGATGATGATGAATAATGCGCAACGAGAACTCTGCGAAAAATTAGATGCACCTTTGCATACCGCTGATGACTGCATGGTAATGGCCGAGGCGTCCAACGAAATCCGCTATTTGGCAGCACGTGTTGATGCGCTTGAGCGGGATGCCGCCCGCCGCACCACTCCCGACAGGGAGGCGTGGCAGCCTATCGAGACGGCGCCGAAGGATGGCACGCCGATCTTGGGTTGCACGTTTCACCCGAACTTGAGACATCTATACGCCCCGTGCGCGATCGTATGGGCTGCCTATCACCCCAATTCAGAAGGTGAAAAGACGTGGCGGACATCTGCGGTCTGCGGAAACAAAATGAAGGGTGTGACGCATTGGATGCCTCTACCGATCGCCCCCAATGGAGAGAAGGGATGACGCCACTCATCAAATCACCGGACATCGTGGAGAGACTCGACGGCGCTCTGAAGCGATTCACTGACCGCGATTTTTCGATGCGCGTGCCGGTTGATCCGACTGACATCGATGTCGCATTGAGCGACGCCAAGGTCGAGATCATAAATCTCCGCGCCGAACTCGAAGCCTCCAATCAAAAGCGCAAAGAGGCCGTGATGGACGCAGAGCGAGCCAGAGAAGAACGCAACCGTGAGCACGTGAAGCTGAACGCTGAGTGGGTTGAGAGAACGGCAGCGCTACGCGCCGAACTCGAAGCCCGAGAAGCGGATCGGCGGGATCAACTCACGCGCCTGCTGACAACCATCGAAAAAGATAGCGAGTGGGCTAATCCTCGGGCAGTTGACTGGACGCGCGGCGTCCTCCTGGCAACGGTGAAGATCGCCCTCGCGCAACGACAAGAAGGGGAAGAAAAGTGAGCCGATACCCGTACACCGAAGCATGCGATTTCATCCGTCGATTTGGCGGCACATACGATGCCGACATTGGGTGCACGCTGCCGTCACTTTCAAGATGCGACGCCAGCCAGATTCGCGAGGCGATTGCCAAGGCGATCGGCATGGACGATGCAGAACTGGCACGGAAAATCGCCGATTATGCGCGCGTATTGGATGGCCGCGCCCCTGCCACTGAGGGAGAACGGAAATGATGATCTGCCGCAAAACGATGATGCAGTGTCAGACGCCGAGCATGTGCTCGCCTTTCGGGGGGCTGCCAGCCTGACACTCAACAGCCGACGGTGGGCTGGAAATGCCCAGTATGCGGCTGCGGCAACGCGCCATGGCAACCGACATGCGCAAGCGCTCAATGCACGCCGCCACAACATTTCACATACAGCAACGCCGGACGCTGAATGCACACCACACTTCAACGAATCTTAGAGATCACACGCGAGGAATGGGTTATGCCACAGGCAACTGACGAACTCAGGGAAGAGTGGACGGATTCCACGGCGCTCGAATGGCTGGCTGGGAATTTCCGCTGGCCTGGCGGGATGCTACGAGTTCGGGCTGGCTACGTACCAACCGAGAAGGATTTGCGAGCCGTACAGTATATGTGCGATGAATGGGATTTCGCATACGACGGAGTGCAGTATGAATGAGTCTTGCAAGCACGGCATCCCATGGAAATGCCACTGCGCCCAATGCGAATTCGCTCTGGCGCTTGAGACAGAGGTGCGCCATGGGCGTGAGGTCGATGAGGCGCGGAAGGTGATTGAAGAAGCGCAGAAGAGGGAGTGGGAACGTGGAAATGTTCGATGACGATGGCTATCCAACAGACGAGGCGCTGAAACGTGTCGAAGAATGGCCATGGCATGACATTGCCGCCATGCTCAACTTCGTGCAATCTCTCTGGTGGTGTCGCGATCTGCTTTGGGCGATTGATAGTGACATACTCAGTGCTTCAACTGGCGGTTGGTCCGGCAATGAATCGTTAATCGCCGCCATGCAGAAGAACATCGGTTTCTGGCATATGTGTTGGGAATCGTCGCAACGAGGTGGTCACTACACGTTTGACTTGTCTCGAATTAGGAACGCGGCTAAGACCAAATAAACGGGTTCTCGGGGTGATTTTTTGCGAGGACAGAATGGCAGCGCAGTTAATTCCTATCGCCGATTGGGCAGAGTCGATGTTTGGTGAAAATATGCCACACCGACATACACTGAGGAACTGGATCACAAACGGCAAAATCCGGCCCATGCCAATCAAGGTGGGGCGCTCATACTTCTGCCGACCGGATGCGCAATATGTCGATCCTGTAGCAGAAAAAGTCAATCGAGAGATGGA